CATTCACACCACCAACCTCTGAGTTGTCCTTGACGGTTACGTCCTTAGGGTCGTATGTCGCAAGGTCTGGTGCTTTCCATTCGACTTTTTGGATAGGAATACTGCGATCGCGTCCTAATTCGTCAATCTCTGTACCCAAACGGTTGATTTGGTCACGTGTACCCTGCTGGCTTGCAATAGCAGCCGCCATACTTGAGCCATTTGCCGTCTGTTTGCCCACGTTGGCACTTCTGATGCGGTCTAATAGTTCAGCACGGGATTGAGCAATCTTTTGCCTCACACTGTTCACGCGGTTGTTATATTCGCCTTCAATGTCCCCCTGGTTCTTTTTGTAGGCGTTTTTAACTGCGAAGTAGTTGATGTCCATATCTCGACGGTTCTTGGCGTACGCGTCCTGAGCCTCACCCTGCTGTTTTGAGGCAGCTTTAGCAATCTCGTACGGTGCGAGGATTTTAGCAAACGAACTATCTCCTGCTCCACCGGCAGACAGAATACCTTTAGCCGAGCGGACCTTACTTGCGGCGTCGCTTTCAATTTGGTCTCGGGTCTTTTTGATGTTGTCGATAGAGTCTTTGGTGTTCATGTTGTAACGACCAGTTGACTCATTGAAGCTATTTTCGTTTTCTTGCCATGCACGGTCTTTAGCTTTTCCAGCATTAGCAATACCGACGGCTTCCTGACCGCCTAGACGGTTAATAGCAGAGTTAGCTTGTGCGATTTCATCATCGTATTTTGCGATAGCGTCTGCCTTGTTACGAGCTTCCTGAGCAGCATAGGGGTTGTAGTAACCACCACCGTAGTAGCCACCTCCGCCACCAGAACCTTCAGGGGCTCCGCCGCCGCCACCTCTGTTTTTCTCTCTGTCCGCATAATAAAGCTGCTTAAAACGGTCGTTAATACCGCTAATCTCATCGTTTTTGTATAGCTTTCCGTCGCCGCCTTTTACCCAAGTATTGCGTCCAAACCATCCTGTCTTACGAAAATTACCCCCGTTACCTACGTTGCCCGATAGAAAGTTACGGTCGATACCCATGTCATCGCCGACGACGTTTAGCAACCCTTGTCCTTGAGACCTTGTGTTTTGATCTGGGTGGTTGTTTACATAGTTTTGTAACCAACTTCTATAGCCCATAAAAAATCTCCTTATTTTGTTATAAGGAGAGAGACTTGATAGGGTATGCTATTTATTTGAATTCACAGAAGTGTTGAACGACGATAAGGTCATATCCCTGCCTGGATATACCGAACCCCACCAAGCTGTATTTTGCGTCTAATATGGCTTCGCGATGCCCCTTGGTTGAATGCATCCAATTATCTATAGTAAAGCGACTGCTGCCAAACTTATTATCAGTAGTAGACACCTTGGCTAAATTCTCACTTGCATATCGACACCTATTTGGCATATGCTTAAAAACAAGTGAATAACCCTCGATGCCATCTGGTGATTTGTGATCGTAATAATCACGGTTTTGCATATCATCCGCTTTTTCCTGTGCACTAGCGTTTAATCTTTCGTCCAGTTTCAGGGGTGCTACACCGACTTTAGCACGCTCTTGGTTCACTAATTCCAGCATTTCCTGTGCATCTGGTGGACCAATCTCATACTTGCTGAGCTGCGGCTTCGGAGGGCTTGTCTTTTCACGCTTTTGCGATTCAACAATCCCAGCGTTTGTCCTTGACTCCATATTTAGAACAACAGCTCCAAGAGAACCAAAGCCAACAAACAGTATGAGTAGAATTGCCAAAAGAGCCACTCTAGCATCTTTGCCGCTTTTAGCCTTGAATAGTTTGACTACAGCGATTAAAAAGGCAATTAAGCCAGAACAAAAACCTAATACCGCAATGGCCATAAGGGGCTCAGGTGGTATCCCATGGTCGACATGTAGCTCAAGCATGTAAGCCATTTGCCCCATGAAGTATCCATCTACTAAAATGCACCCAACAGCGATCGAAGTAAGTAGAACAATAAGAACCCAAGATTTCTCAGATCCAGTTTTGATCTTTTCAGGCTCTTTTTTCATGCTTACACGTTAGCACAACAGAGATGAATTGTCAATACAGAGCTCAGTATAACCACTGACCCACGCCACCATGGTGTGAGCAAGTTCCTCTTCCAGTTGAATACGACCGTGTGCCGTCTCGACAGATTGCACCACCTCTTGAGTTTCCTTGTTGAGATTCCATATACTCCGTGTATTCGTCGTTATAGTCTGGTTCTCCCTCGCTCATGGCCTCTCCACAGTCGTCATTATACATACAATTATATGCGGCTTTAGAAGTCGGCGTATATCTGACAACCTGATTGACTGGCTGTTTTACGACAGTTTCTTTGTTAGGGTGTCCAGACTTTGAGGCTTTACAGACTTGTTTTGAACCATTCTGACCGACAGTTTCTATACGACTTGTTTCGTACCGAGATTTACCCTTGTCTATATTGACTGTGTCATATTTTATAACCTCTGTCGTACAAGGCTTGTAATAAACTGGTGCGAAGTAGTCATAGATCTGCTGTCTATATATAAGACCAAACACACCTAGCCAAAATACTGGTACTATCAAATACCCGCCAATTTCTGCCCAATCTATGTTTTTGATCCACTGCCTCATCTATCTTCTCCCACAAGATTAAATGATTTGCCATCATTATAGCACCATAGAGCGGTTCATAACACACTCTACCAAGTCTCTCTCCAAATTGTTAATCTTCGACCTCTCATTTATCGCGGAGAGGCAAAACGCGGAGAAGGGGCGAGTTTCCCCGCCCCAAGAAGCTACTTCTCTGTAGCCTTTTTCTCAGCTTTCTTTTCAGCCTTCTCAGCAGCTTTTTTCTCAGCAGAGATAAATGCTTCATAGCCTTCAGGATCAGCTGTCTTGAATCGCTCTAGACACAGTTCACGTGCACTTTCTGCTGGGTCTACATACTTTTTCTCTTCCATTTTGTCCTCCTTTAAGCAGTCTTAAGAGCTGCGATACCTTTCTTTTTCATATCAAGCACAAAGCAGTCATACACCAACCGACCAGTAATCGTGTTGCCACTTGCTTGTGGTGTGTCGCCGTGGTCAATACACTCAGCCAATACTTTCGGAGCAAGCCATGAGTTCTTGTAAGCAATGATGAACTCATGCTTTGCTGGCAAGTATGAGCGAGGAACAACCTTGATCTTGACGTTATCGATCAGACCAACAACACCCTTTTGTTTGATCTTCATACCCGCATCAGAATCGGTAACAAACCCACCGCTCTTGAAGAAGTTGTAAGCTTTTGCAGTCATCCAGCAGGTACGATTTTCAGTTGGCACAAGTTCGTCTGTCATTTTTTCGTTCAGCTCCAAAAACTTGTCATAAACAGTGCTCTTAGTAATAGCTTCGGTAATCAGCATATTGTTTGTAGCAGCTGAAGTAGCTAGATATGCTAGGCGGTATTTATCCAGAGTAGGAATAAACACTTCATCGGTTTGCTTGCGCATCCATCGACCGACTTTCAAGGCACCTGAGGTGTGTTTTTGATCCATCTTGTCAAGAATTGCGCGGAATCCCTCATCTTTTGACAAGGTCATAACCTGTTGTTTGTTTTCAATGTTGGTCGTTGTATAGCGGTCATCTCCAGTGCGGTTGTATGCTGATAATGGAGCGGTTGGCGTTGAGTTCACCTTCACGGTGGCTGCATCAACCCAATCGTAATCGCTTGAATATTCTCCTTCGGTAAACGATGCGAGAGTAAATCGCTCATCAACCTTAGAAGCAACTTTGTCTGTTAATACTACTGACATTTAGGTTCTCCTTTTCTTATCCTTCGTCAAAGCCCTTCAATACAGGGTCTTCTTCAGAGTTAGTTGTTTGTGCGCCGCCAGCATTCATCACTGCGGCAGATTGTTTTGTTTTTGATATTTTTTGGCTACCGATTTTAATACCTTCTGCGCGTACATCAGCTAGAGCAGACATGAACTCGTATAGCTTCATATCTGCTGACACTGGCGCACCCTCCTCATTCAGTTGTAGGTTAGCGGCCTGCATGTACAGCTGAGTGGCTTTATCGGTAAAGTTTGCATCGTATTCTGGCGATTTCTCATCGAATACAGGGTAGTCTTTGAGCAACTCGACTCTATCAAGTGCGATATTGTACTGAAGGTCAGCAATATCAGCTTGAATTTGATTGAGCTCAGTCTGGTACTTATCAATCTCTTGATTGTAGAGAAGTGACTGCACTGCGGCGTCTTGTGGGTCTAACCCCATAGCCTCTAGCTGCTCTGGTGTCACGCGATTTTCGTTGATCTGTTGCTGAAGCTTTGCAATACCTTCATATTGAGAGACTTCCTGCTGTAGCTCGTTTCGGCGTGCTACCAATCCTCGAATTTCGTTATTCAGCTGAGTCGTACGCTCTTCTGCTTTCGGAAATTCTGGCTTCTCTTCGGACTTATCTTCAGATTTGTCCTCAGTTTCTGTTTCTTGGGCTTCGTCTGTTTTGGACTCGCCCTCCGACTGTTCGCTTTCTTCCCAAAAGCCATTTTGGAAATCAAGGTTGTCGGTTGAACTGTCTGATGTTGACGACACATCTGCCACGTTCTGGCTTGTATTTACGTCTGTAGTGGTATTTTCCACGGTGTTTACTCCTTTTATTTAGTTATTTACGACCTTTTACATCGGTGCGCAGATGAGAGTTCAAGGAGATGAGCTCTAGGCTGATGGTGATAAAACCACAAAAAACACCACCAGCCTGCAACCCACCTAAAACAACTTCTCTAGTCGATACGCTCCTTTCTCGCCAAATAAATACACTCCGAGCGGAAGAATTGCGGTCAAGCTTGGATCGTCCACACAAATCAAAACCCTGCCCTCTTGCTTGAATTCATGACTCTTTAAAAGAGATTCAGTCTCAAGCGGCTGCTCTAATTTGTCTCTCACGTCTTTCTTATCCATTTGTTTTCTCCACCTGCTCCTGAATCCATGCCTTTAGCTCCATCAAGTCGTTGATACGCCATCTTGCAGCAAGCAATTGAACTTTTAACGACTCTTCTGAAGTCTCAGGATTCATAGTCAGTTGATTGATGTTTTGCGCTAACTGGATTTTTTCGTCCATACCTTTTAGAAGAACCTGAAGTACATCAATCTCTTTTTGAGCAGCTACTCGCTCCTTCTTTTCCTTTTCTTCACGTTCCTCTGGAATACCCCAAGAAAGCCCGGTGTTTGGGATTAAATCGTTATTCATATTGTTCCTCGCTATCAGCTATGCCGTTATTGTTTTGATCAGGATCGATAATCAGCTCTTCAGGGTCATCTACACCTGACTTGGTGATCATTCGCTTTAATAACTGATCTTTGCGGATATATTGGCCTAATTCAGGGTCAGACTGAACCAGTTCTAATATTCCCTTTAGGTTCTCCATCGATTGTTCGTCATCTTTGAGCTTTGAAGTGGACGCATCAACCTTGAACTTAAAGCCCTTTATTTCTTGGCTGTAATCAACGGTAGCTGTAGTTGCATTAAAATTAGGATCTTCAACTTGTCGACGCTTGATATATTCCTGAGTGAGCTCAATTGTCTTCGCACCTTCAGATAGAGCAAAATGAATATTGAGCATCGTTTCGCAGACATCACCAAACCAGTCTTCGAACTGTTTGCGAAGATAATTATCACTAATACTCGTACGCTCCTGCTGAGCTTTAACGCCACTGTCTGTTCGAGAAAAGCCAGGATTGCCGACTTCAGTAGATATACTGGTATCATTAGCGTTGTTTATGTTTAAGATCTGGCTCTTAATTAGACCATAATTGTTCGAGAAATTACTTAATGCGTGCGTAGAAATATTAACTGGTGAAATGCTTGCATTAGGATCTGTCCCTAAATCCCAAATGGCGTTTAATTTATATCTGATCGTTGAAGTGTCAAATGAGCCTCGCTTCATGAGCGGTGGGTTTAATCCTAGAGCTTCTGCATACTGGTACATTTGTATCTCTGAATCGAGCATGTTTTGAAGGCCCGCCACAAGCTCCACTGCACCACGTCCAATTGGACTAGACATGTCCATGTCGTGATACAGGAAATGAATTGGAATAATGCCTCTCGGATCAGGATTGACAGTTGAGTAAACAACCTCTTTGTTGTCTGGACTATATCCGTAAAATAACGCACCCTTCCCCTTTTGGAAGGCAAAAATAATCTCAATGCCGCCCATCTCAAGCCCTAGAGCACGCTCAGCGGGAGTTTTGCTTTCATTATCCTTTTCTTTAGGTTGTAGATTGACTAGTTTATCTAAACGCCAGCCACTCTTTATTCCCTGTTTATTGAGTTGTTTTTCGCGATAAATTAGGTATTTAATGTCATTTGGTTGATACCATGCTCTCAAGAAAATAACATTACAATCTTTATCATAGACTTTGCCAGACTCCAGGATAACGTCTTTAATGTAGGGCAGTTTGAAGTCTGCACCAAAATAATCTCCGTGTTGTGCATAGAAGCAATATGCAGGCTGAGCTCCATACGTCATGGATTTACTCGACGCTCCCCAGGATTTCTGTAAGACGCTACCGGTTGTGTTTGCGTTTGGAATAATGTCTTCTGTGAGAACTAAGTTAGCAATACCGGCCAAATCTTTATCTTTGTCTAAACTCGTCACCAGACCTGTTGGGATTTGCTGGATTGTACTTTTAGGGCGCGATTGAACATAACTAGCGGTTGTACCATCTGTCATGTCTGGGAAGCCCGATGGTAAATTATTTTTAGGCTTATTAAGAGCAATACGCTCGTATTCATCAATATTCGCTAATACTGAAGCGTATTTTTTCTTACTATCCTCATATGCGTCGCCGATATTCTTTTCATCGACATAAGAAAAAGCCACTGATTACTCCCAACGTAAAACTTACTGCTATGTAATCATCACGCTGGGCTTTCCCAGTAGCTTGTTACGCGTCTATAATATCATATTTATTTTTTAGTGTCTACAACCTTGAACTTTTATCCAGAATAGTCTTCTTTACCATTTGCGGCAGTCCTGTGTTTTTATCAATCCTGACGTTCAATGATATATCTAGACACTCACCACTCTCTGCCTGTTTTATGAGATCGTCAAATTCCTGTCGTACTTCATCAAAGCTACTAACTTTCACAGGAATCGTAAATGAACGGATGCTTTGAGCAGTCATATAATCCCTTATCTTCCTGGTCTCTTCCACCTCTACGCCATCTGTAACGTATTTGTTTTTAACCTCACCAAATCTTAACTCCATAATTGTGCTAGATCTCCTGACGTTTGATCTGTTGGTACTTGCTCATATTTCGGCTTTAGAATGCTCGACAATTTATATCTCGCGGCGTCTAGTGCGTGGTCAAAACCTCCCTCTGGAACGTTTATAATCTTGCCGTCTTTGTCTGTTTGCCACAAATAACTTCGGTATTCTTTAATCAAATTAATACTGCTTTTAGTGACAGATATGCTTTGCTCTTGAACATAATTTATAGTTTGCAAGATAGACCCGGGGCCCTTCTTTGCCGACGCGACTGACAAACCGTAAAGCCGTAATTCATCAATAGATTTAGGCTCAGCAGAATCAGCAACAATAATCCCAAAAATCTGATTGTTCATAAACGTTGCTATCTGCTGATTGCTCATGCCTTTTCGATAGAGAACTTCGTCCAAAATATAACCTCCGTTATAGTAGTAGACCCCCACTATCGCTGTTGGGTCGTTAGAGTACCCAAAATCTAATCCATAGCCCTCTAGCCTTGCCTCATGCGGAACTTCATCAATAATCTTCCAGCCCTTATAAATTTTTCCTTCAACTTCACCTAGTTTTCCTTCACCGTAAACCTTCCACCACTGTTTATTTCCTTTTCGAGCCTCTATGGTTTGAACGATACTCTCCGGCAGTCCTTCGTTGTCTTTATAGGTCAAAGTGATAAAATCTACGTCGTCTCGCTTTTCCAGAACTTCAGTGTAGAACCAGAACTCGTAGGTTGGGTTCCAGTCTAACCAAACCTCAAGATTGGTTCGGACCTCTAGCTGATCATACGCCTCGTACGCTACGTTATTACACTCATTGATAAATAGCCTATCTCGACGCGGACCCCTAACTTTAACTGGCTGGTCGGCACTAAAGAACTCTATCTTCGAACCTGTTTCGAATGTATAAATAGAGTCTGTAGCATTCCAGGCTGACTCCTTCCAATAGCCATGCTCCTGCATAATATTTTTAAAATCACGCATAGCACCTTTTTTAAGGTGAGGAAATGATTCAGAGATGATGCTTGTCAATGTTGGCCTTTTGTCTTTCTGGGCCTTACTGATAAGGATTTGAAGAATTGATATGGTTTTGCCAGCCGATGTTCCACCGCACACACCACGGATACGCTTTGTCATCTTAGCCAGCTTTTTTGTTGAACTGGTCAAGACGAACATTACTGTTCGCCCTCCACCAAATCACCAAGGATTGGCTTAGGAAGTTTGACGTGAACTTCCTTCTTTTCGGTTATTCGCTGTTTGAGTTTGTTATACTCGCGAATTGCTGACATCTTAGCTTTGAAGTCTGCGTCCTGCGTGATAAGCTTTTCCATTTGCTTATCGACAAACTGGTCATTCAATCCACCAGCTTCAAATAGCTCGTCTATCCTCTTTAAAACGTTAGCGTTAGTTAGTAGCACCGAAGCTCGGTTTCGTGCTGTATTATACCAATTAGGTTTTGACTGATCAGGCTCATAAGCTTCTATATAACTTTGAACACCATTACCAAAAAACTCTCTATCGCTCGCATACAGTTGACAGAATTTTTCTTGCCTTGGATTTAGTTTTCTCGGCTTTTTATCCATATCCACCTCATTTTCAAAATACATAAGAACGTTTAACTTCAGAGTTGCGTTCTCTCAACTCACATACTGTATTTATATTATATCACATTTACGGATTCGATAAAAATCTTCATACCCTGGACTGTACATGATGTTAGCATATGCACGCGCCTCACGCGCTTCGCGAACCTCCTTTTGAGTACTAGCAAAAGAAATAATCTTATTAAAGTGCTCGTTTATTTCTCTTATGTGTCCGCTACATTGATGTGCAAATCCATATGCACCACGAGATCTTAGGGTTCTTCCGCACTTATCACACACTGTAGTTGTAGTATCCTGTTTCATTATTTATTCCTCCTTCCACCAACGCCATCTCTTGTCCTTGGGCGGCACATATTGCTCGTTTCCTGTAGTCTCTGGAGTGAGCAGCTCATCCAGTTCTTTGTCGTATTTTTCAAGGTCTCGCTTGTAATTATCGATAATTTGCTTTATGATATCATCTCCGTATTCAACTACTTTAGGTTCTTTGTTGCTTGTGTCAAATCTTATAAGAATGTCGTAGCCAGCGCTCCCCCTAAGCCTTTTCCAATACAATATTCTTTCTTTTGCATAGTCAATTGCCATTACCAATTGCTTAACTTGTTCTCTTTTGCGATTATTCATTTCAACATCCTTTCTTGATAGTTTATTAGCTATTGGGTTATACACTACGCTTGCAAAGTCTAAATCGTTAGCAAGATTATACATTTCAAAAAAACGAGCATCACGATTTTGAAGAGAGTTTATAGAGTAAAACCTTCTATGCGCGGCTCTACGAATCTCTTCTGCACGTCCACTGCAGTGGTGACCGTAGCCATAGTAATAGTTGTATTTTATCCACTTATGACACTTGTCGCAGACTATTGAATTATCTATGTACGACTTTGAGTGACCTCTATTGATTAGTCTTTCCATGTTCTTCCTCATACTTTTTAATAAAGTCTTTGATATCTTCACGCAAATCCACCCCTCCACCTAGCTCTTCAAGCTCTTTGGCGGACTTATACTGATTGTCAATAAATTGACTAAAGTATTTTATCTCTGCATGAAGCTTTACTATGTCAGATACTCGCTCACCAACCCTCCAGAATACTTGTCGTTTCATTTTATCGTAATTACATGGGTATGTGCTCACATTGACTTTATCGGGTACCACTGACTCTAAACCCTCTACAACAACTCCTAGACCGCCTTTGTCCAGAATTTGTTGAAGTAGCTCATTTTGTTTTTTAATTTCGTCTTCTAGTGAATCAAACATACATTTATTCCTTATTTTTTACTTTACGAATTATTGATAACGATTTACTAAGTCCCTCGATTACCCACATAGGTTCAATGTAAATTCTATAATACTCAGTATAGAATATTCTTCTAACATGTCGTTTTGCATAATCAATAGCATCAAAGCGATCCTCAAAAGCAACAATTTCATTAATAGAGTTTCTTAGGATATAATCATCATTAGTATATGGATTGATTATTTGAATAATATATAAACAGTCATCGTCAAAACGTTTGCTGTGTTTCATTTCTCCTCCAACAACTTCTCATGCTCTCCAACCAGATTAATAATACTTTCGACAAAATCGCTCTTTATGCAACTAACCTCTTTGTAGAAGTCCTCTGGGTCAACTTGTTTATGCTCGTACATCAGGGTTAAATCGCCAATCCTAAAAGATAGCCTGTCTATAATAAACTTAATACGAGTTCTCAATTCTTCATCTGTCATTATTTTTCCTCCACTAATTCAGGGTTTTCGTGAATATTACTGACAAACGTAACCTCACTTCGTCCTGCATCAATCTCATACATCGCAGATGGTATTGGGTTCTCGTTGAGTTTAACCCCAAATCTAAGGTCATTATCGTTCCAAAGGATTGCACCCAATCCATAATCATGATATGTACTAGTAATCTCGACTATATCGTTTTCCCAAATTTCTTCATCACGTGCGACTAGGCCCGTGAATTGTTCCATCACCAGCCGTCCCTCAATCGGGATTGGCTCGTTCTCGCCCTCAAGTTTTGCTGATACGAGTTTATCGCCTTGCCAATGCAACGACACGACTTTGCGCATTCTTTTTTCTAGGTTGTCCCAGGCTCTAAACTTTATTTCACGCATTAGATTTCCTCCTCTTTTTGATATGTATCAAGTTCACTAGCCCAGATAGGTTCGCGGTCTTCAAACGTGCATAGTATTAATTCCATGCCGTTGTACATGCCCTTCATATACTCATCAGTTAGGACTTGCCTCTGCATCTCGAGCATGTAATGAGCATCATCAAAATGCTTTTTAAGTACTGTTACTTTATTAGGTTCTACTTCATTCTTTGCGGTATAAAATCCAAATATGTTGATGAAAAATAGTATTAGATAGAATAGCGAGCCATCATATTGTTTTTCGACAGCCGCCCATATCATTGAGACTGAGGTGGATATCATACCAATAACACAAAGTGCTATAAATATCTTATGTTTCATTTTAGATCTCCTTCTCATTTTTGTAACATTTCGAGTAGCCCATCTCACCGCCAACTGTTTTGCAGCGAGCCTTAACATCTCTGATTTGACGGCTGTTAACCCTATCATCTATAGCAAGAATGATTAAAACCACCACACAAGAAATAGCTATTAACACTTCAATTTCCAGAATTAACATTTCTACTTTTGATAATTTATAACTCATTATCTATCCTCCTTTGAGTGTTTCTTTTCGCGCCAGCTTTTGGGGTATTTTGGAATACCTGAACTGTCTACGCAGAAGCTTGCACTATGATACCCACTTTGATAAGCGTAGTCTTTACCAAAATGTTTTTGACAAATCTCAGTACCAGATAGGAATGGGTCATCTCCTATCGTTTTACCGATGACAAATATAAGTGCCATCATGACTAATAGCGGTATAATCACTTGAATAGGAGTTACTCTATCTATCGGGTCTATGTCATCTATTCTCATTGCCATGGCTTATACTAAACCCCTTTCTACCATTGCTATGGTTAGTTTTAATACAGCGTCTAGCGGGGCTTCTGCAGCAAAGACTAGGCTACTATCTACCGAGCATCCTTCGTCATCTCCATAAAACACCATCCAACCATCTCTATGTTGTCCTCGTCTGCTGGATAGTGTTAATGCGCCAAGACCAAGTTTGTTCTCAATAGCATCTGGCAACTTATCTAACAAGTATTCCAACGTGTACTCTGGTGCCGAATCATAACAGGGTCGATTTACATCCTCAGGATAGATACGTGATTCACGAGCCTTGAACTCGATGATATATCTGCAGGCAGTGATAGCTTGCCAATCAGGTTTTAGCTCATGTAGCTTTTTGCATAGTTCAAATGTTTCCATTGATATCTCCTTTCTCTATATCCACAAAATTAGTGGTTTAGTTGATATTAGTCGTTTACCAATCATTCATCCTGTCTTGCGTTACCTTGCTCTATTGCTTTATACATAGGCACTTCTGCCATATTGTAGCTAGCTAGCTGGGCTCGGGTTAGCTCTGCACGTTTTTCCTCTGTTAGCTCTTCGTTGTTGTCGCCCTCTGTCTCGTACTGTGCGAACAGTCTATGCTTTATTACAAATGCGATATTAGTTTCACGCTGTATTCGCTTTAACTCTGCACGATAGGCTCTCAGGAATAGATCTACGGCGTATTGTGCTTCTGCTGCCTGGGTTGGGGTACATACGGCTATAAAGCCTTTTAGGGCGCGGTTGTGTCTACTCCTCGACGTCCATAGCTCGGGGTGCTCTTTACTGGTTGCAAATCTATACATAACCTGTGCCGCTATTGTTTGCTCGCTTTTGGTTAGTTTGCCCGTTACGATTAGGTATTCGCTGCATTTTTCTGAGGTGCTGTTGATCAGATCCTCGTATGATAGCCCCTGTTTGGCGCAGATCCTTTGTAGGATACGCTGGGCGGCTTCTTTCTCGCCGCCTATACCAGTTCGAGCGAGCTCAACTATTTTTAGCGTTCGCTCATCTACTGTGTTGTCATTCGTCATAGTTCATACCATCCATTCATTATTTAATTCAACCGCATAACTGGTTGGCTACATAAGCAGCTAGAAAAAAACTCACACGGGACTTAATTTACATCTGCCCGTTATCAGCTAATGCTATTAGAAAACACTTACTGCGATGAGGAACTAGCAACTGCTAGTTAACTGCTTATATGGCCAGTTGACAACACCAGATTGAGCCGATTTCCACTGCACTCAATTCTATAGGCAAACGAAAAGCCTAGACACTGGTGCTACCAGTTGAACAGACAACTTCCTGTGCTTCGTATTGACATAGTAAATAAAGCGAGACCTGGTTATCTGTCTAGTTATACAGTCGAATTGTTAATATTCAACTGGGTACAATCTGTACCCGATCGAGCAGTTTAATGACTTGCTCAGGTCATCATTTTACCTGTTGCCCTTTCTACGCCCTTTCTTTCGGCGGGCTTTAATCATGGCGCGGGTAAGCTTTTTCTTGGTGTGCGGCTTTTTAATTGATGGGTATTCCATTGGTTTGCCGTCACAATATGCGCCTCGGCAGTATTCACCATCCACTGTCTTAGCTGGTTTTCCGCAAATTTGACAACTTGGCCACATAATCTAACCTACAACCTCCAAATCTTTAATAACTTTCTCAATATCAGCCTCTTTGTACTTTTTGCCGTCTATTTCAACGATAGATTTTGAAGTATTTGGCTCAACAAGCTCTAGCATCTGGTCAGACCAAGCCCACCCATTCCCCACAACTCTATAGCAGTCTTCATCTATTCTTTTTATCGTGAATACTTCACCGCTCATTTCTGCCATGGTGTCGGCGCAATGTGTATCACCATAATATTCATCAGCGACAAGACCCTTACGAACCTTGACTTTATCTCCAATCTTAAATCTTTTTACTGACATTATTATACCTCCTCAATTCCCAAATAAATCAACCAGTCTTTTCTGTGTTTTTTAGCGGATTCTTCAGATTCTTCTATAGTCTCATAACGTACAGGTTCACCTACACTGTGGCAGAAGGCCCTGCCGTATTCTAGGTTACCCTCATGGTGATCGTAGTAAACGACATATCCACCCTCGCCATCCTCAAAGTCTGGCTCAAATGTTGACGTTCGGCGCAGCCTGACTTCGGCTAGCTTACGTTCACGAGCTTGTTCACACTCGCCTGCGGTGCGATAAGTATTACCAAACTCAACACGCCTAATGTGATATGGGTCATTTTCATCAAAATATGTAAAATTAGTATCACCATTCTCATCAAGATACCAAATCTTTTCATCTTGCTTAGGCATCCAATGAATACTGTCTGTTGACTCTTCCTGAATTTCCTCAAACCATTCAGTTAAAATGTTTGGGAACTTCTCGAGCGTTGATTGAGCATAAGCCATAACGTTATAACCGTCTGGATCGCCACCGTTATGAACCAAAGCACCATATTCAGATATATAGAATAAATCTCCAGCTTTGAAAGTTGGCAAATCTTTGAGTAACCTATAGCGTTTCATGGCCCCATCCTAACAATGCTAGTTTAGTTGTTAACTCGGACTTCAGATTGTCCATGTCTGAGTTGCTTCCTAGTCTAATGGTTATATGTCCATCTTTTGAGGTTTTATAAACAATCTCAAGCGCATTGTCGTTGTTGACAAGTCTACAATACTCTAACGCCAACCAGCCATTCGAAGCTGCTGCTAGGTCAGACGCAAGTTGCTTTAATTCTTGTTCTTTATTGGTCATCTCTTAATACCTCCTCGTCTTTAGGTTTCCTAATCCAACAGTAAGAGTCGTCTGAAAACACTATGATATATTGTGTAAATTCACGCCCGTGTATATCTCGATACCTAAGGTGAGCAACATCTACAACATGTGGTTGTTCAGTTTTCTCTGCTGATATTTTAGTATCGTTTGGTATATCCATATAGTTTATTAATCCTTAAAAATATCTTCCAACTCTTTGATTAATTTCTTTGCTACCTTTTTAGATTCCTTCTTGGCAATTTTCTTTCGGGTATCCTCAAGAGCCTCGAGTGTAGCGATAACAGTGTTTGGGTTGCTGGAGTTTAGTTTTACAACAGTGTCAGCTCTGTGATGACCATCTCCACTAAATATCTTGATATTTACTTCTGCTACTGGTTTTTTCATAATTTACCTTTCCAATCTTTAATTAAAATTTCCAGTTCTCCGTCGGTCAATTTGTACGGCTTTTTCATGCTTTCTAACAGGTCAACGATATCTTCGCCGTAAGTTTTGAGCATGAATCTTGTGTATCCGACCGTATTGCCTTCATCGAATCGATTACACGATCGACATTGAGCGTGAACATTTCGTTCGTCGTATCTTAACGCCATCCATCTTCTATTTATGAAGTGTCCAGCATCAGCTTGTTCAAAAGGTTTTCTTTGACCGCATGAACAACAAACAAAGAATCCGTCTTCAGAATCTCTCATTCGTATATATTTTGAGAAAACTCTGTCAGCTTTTTTAATTAATTTTCGACTTGCCACGCCTGCTCTTCTCTCCGCCCTTTTTACCTGCGATTTTTGCTCGTTGTGGACCCGTAAGCCCATCATCGCCGATAGATAGACTTGCGAAGCCGCCGCCTGTGCTGTTACTTCCACCGATTCTCCCAATGTCTGAATAAAAGTTAGGATTTTTAGCTAAATTAGCATCTCTAGCTTTCAGACCTCCTGCTTTGGTCCCTGCCATCTTTTAACCTCCAAATTCTTACAAATCGACCATTCATAATCGGTCGTTTACTTTTTCTCCAGCCAACAGGCTGGAAATCATTGTTGAATACTTTTCCTGTTGTATTCCTATGAATATACTCAGGGCGAGGACAAACCTTTAGAACGTCTTCAATGGTGATTAAAGGGCTCTCTTCTAGTAATTCTTTAGCAGCCAATCGTGCACTTTCTAGCCATGCCTCTCGCTCTTTTTTGAACAAGTCTTTGACGGTTACCATATGTTTTCATCCTCCGTGATAAAGCCGCCTAAAGTTGTTATTTTACGGATAGTGCCGCCGAATTTTTTTCTAAAAGCTCTAGCCTCTTTTCTTGTCGTAAAGTTTCTGATTAGCTTTTCGCTTTTGACGATATACGTTGTGCAGTTGTTTACGTCTCTTAATCTCTTTGAAGCCACTTTCTTCCCCCCGATTCAATCTTCGTGAGATTACTAAATTATTATCTATAAATGCCCACCTAAACTTCTTCATAAAACTGATGTCTGGGTCTACAATTCGAATCGTAAACCCATTGTCAGTTTCTAATAAGTAGACTTTCTTTCGTCTTGTCATTTAGCCTCCTAAAAGGGGATTTCACTCAGATCTACCTCTTCTGGAATATCCTCAACAACTTCGTCAGTTTTATTTTTTAGCTTCGGTTCATATGCCCAGATGTTTCGCTCGTATCGATGCTTTTCATCACCGTTATTATCTGTATACGTCTCTTCAGTTTTCTCGACTGTATACCAGCAAGATTTACCTGGTAACTTCTGAACAAGCTGAGACATTTCATACAGACTTTTCATATTCTTGAAAAAGTCGCGATCTTTCTGCTTCTGGTCATCATCTTTGGCGTTGTGCACAAAAATCTTGCGGATTTTATCAACAGAAAAAGGCGTTGCCGCACCAGTAAACCATAATCGTGCACTGCCTTGTTCGCCGTTTACACCTTGAACTTTCACGTTCAAAAATACTTTATCATTTGCATTTTTTTCAAAAGTAGCCTTGGTGATTGTTACAGCGTGAACGCCCTCAGTAAAATATGTTGATTCTTTCAAATCTTCCTCGCTTAATGTCATGTTCTTCAATTCTTCGTCCGTCATACCCCTTATCCTTTCTTTAGAACATTAATTTTTGGACTTCTTTTTCAACCAGCTCAAGAGTAGCGTTTTGCACCCTACCAGTCATTTCAATTGCTTCTTGATAGTCTTCCCGCTTTAACTCAAAAATCTGCAACCCTAGTTCTGGATTTGTGAATACATCAGAATAAATACAGAAATAAAGTGTCCGCAGGTTTTCATTCACCAAAAAATACTGAATAATCTGAGCTTCGTAATCAAGCGGTGGACGCTTTTCATAAAAAGCCCTTACAACTTTCCAACTATCCAAGCACTTGATCTCAACCGCCTCCAAAACGTCGCCCGTCTCATCGACGATCTCACCATCAGGCGAGCAGATCATATACTCATTCACATCAGATTGCCAAACCCTACCGGGGATAATCTGCTTGCCGAGTTTTTCAGAAATCAGCTCTCTAGCTTCGTCTTCTAGGATTTGACCTCTCAGCATAGCCGAATAAGTAGCTCCTTCTGGTAAAGTGTAGTCATTCGGATTGATTGGCTTTGCTATTCGCTGAGCAATCAATTTATAAATTGAATCGTTTAATTGAACATTAGCATAAAGTTCATTTAATTCATCTTCTGTCATCATCGCTCGGATATTATCCATTGTCAGATTTTTCGGGAACTCATAGCCTTTATTCTGAGCGAACTCGACCAGCTCAGCTTTTGGTATATATCGAACCGATGAATACTCTTTAGCTGATGAGCCAGATATCCTGCCTTCGTGAAAATCGAGCCATTCTTGACTTCTTTGTTCAAGGTCTAGGATTTTCATTTACTCTCTCCTAGCTTTGCCTTTACTTCATCCTTAACACCGACAAGTTCACGTGATAGCTTTGGATTGGCTCTGAGAATCTCGATATATTTCTCTTTCAATTCACCTAGTGTTTTACAAGATCGTAAGGCTGTTTCAGCAGCTTTTAGGTCGGCAGACTCTTTATCATTCCTTTCTTTGAGCTTGCGTTCAAGATTACCATCATCGTCAGTATCGACAAGTAAATCAAGCATTGCTATGTATGAATACCGCTTCATGTAAGTAATACCTGAGCCCTGCGTTTGTGGATTGTTAGGTGCGCTTTCAACTGGTGCAATATCTTCAAGCATCTCGCCACTTTCAAGATGAATTAGCTTTGTCTTAATAGCTGTTTTAGTATCAATGTGGCTGATCGTCTGTTTAACCATTAAGCCGCATTTCTCTAAATCTTCTCGTGTCTCACTAACTACAACATTGTAATCTGCGTACTTGCTTTTGAAATACGGGTTTTCTTTTGAGGCTTTCACCAGTGGTGTTATTTTGCGAAACTCTTGTAAGGCTTTGTATAATCCACTCATCTACGCCTCCTTTCTATAAAAATCTTAAATATCTTCCATTTGTATAAACTGACCACGCTTTGTATCCTTGTGATTTCCACACGTGATAAGCACAGTCAATGTTTACTTCTGGGTTGTGCGAATCGCAGACTTCTCGTCCAGGTAAGATTCGTACCTGAAACAGAGAAACTGAATAGCCATATGTTCGACCGTTTTGTGTAAACGTTAGGCTTGTATCGCCTGTAGTATTTTCGTTGCACGAACTTTCAGCCTGCATAATAGCCTTCATGATTCGCACGTCCCAATTATATTTTTCAAGTAAAGGTTGAAACCTGTCGCAGCCGCCTACACCAGCTTTCTCCATAGCTTTTTGAGGTGTAGGCGAGGCTTCAACCTTTGGTGCGGCTGTTTCCTTGAGCGACGGTTGCCGCTTCTCCGTCGCTACTGTTTTGACACTTCAACTTTGACATTCTTGACGATAGTAGCCGCCTCAGACTTCACTTGCTCGGTTTGAGACTTCTGGTACTGCATACCGCCAACAAAGGCGATGATCGCTGTAATCAAGATAGTGATTACGATAGTTTTGATAGTTTCAATGTTAAGCTTTTTCATTTTTTCTCCTTTTTTATTTTCTTTATTTAAGCTAGACATAATTCGCGTAGCTCTTCTCTGGCGTAGAAATCTACTACTTCATCCTCGATTCCGTCACAATCAGGATTCGGACAATAGAATTCAGGTTCACCATGACAGCTGCACCATTCGGCTTGTTTGCCAGAACAGCAAGGCTGAATTACTTGTAGATTGTCGTGGTTGCAATACCACTCATTATCAAAGAAGTCGAAACGATAACTCGCTCGAACTTGCTTTACATTAATTTTCATATTTACTCTCAATCTGCCATTTGATATAATGGCTTTGGTGACCGCTCTTTTGAGCGGTTTTTGCCTTTTACTGCCCACTTAAGGTGTGGGAGACCTTTAGCGAGCAGTGCTGAGCGTTCGAGCTCAACAAAAACCTAAAAGGGTAAGGATCACAAAAATGGTAATACTCGAACGCCAGCTAAATTGAATAAAGTACTAGCGATTATAAAAACCGCTCAGCACTGCTCGCTCATAAAGCCAAATTGTTAAAATACCAACTTCTATTCGTATTACGCCTGGATCGTGAATAATCTGTCACGCTAAATTCTTATTTCGCCGTACATTCACTTTTGATGCCGCTTACGCAATCGTAATAGCACAGTTTGTTAATTCTGCATGAGGCTATCAGATAGGTAATTGATAACCTCGTGAAAATTAAAAAACACCACATCTGGGGAAAAAAAAAAAAAAACCCGCCATAAAGGCGGGTAGTTTACAAAACCGTTGCTCTAGCCAGCTGAGCTAAAGCGGCACTGCTGTGATTATAGCAAAAAAAAATAGGCTAAGCAACTACATTACCAACTTTTTGGGCTGTTTTGGCTGACGGCGCTGACGCGGTACGGTGCCGTGGCTGTCAGGGACCAGCATGGCGGCAGCTTTTTTGCGCAGCCCAGAGGCCAGCTCTGCTTGTCCGTTGTTGTCGTAAGCCTCAGCCAGAACGGTCAATGTCTGTGGAATTGGGTCAAGTTCGACTGCTTTTTCCAGCGCAGCGATCATCTTTTTACCATTACCCATTTTTTCTTGGACTTTGGCGTAGGCGATGTAGCGTGCCGCCAAATCGTCTTCCATCTCCAGGGCTTGCTCAAAAGCTAGCGCTGCTTTGGGGTAGTTCTTCGTTTCATAATAAATCAAACCGACATTGTGGAGGCTGGATGCACTTGGTTCCAAGCTCTGGGCGATCTCAAAGCACTCAATGGCGTCTTTGTAGGCCTGCTGCTTGGCGTACAGAATACCCAAACGGTTGTAGGCGGTGGCGTTCTTTTCGTCAACACGCAAAATCGTCAGCAGCGCCTTCTCTGCCCTGAGGTATTTGTTGTCGCGGATGGATTCTTGCGCAATGGCCCACAATTGATCGAGTTTTTCAGAAATCTTGGCTGGAAAATCTGCAGAATTTTCTTCGGAAGGTTTGTAGGTGATTGCCCAAATGATAATTGCTAAAATGAATATCAAACTTAACATATCTGCTTAATTATAGCACAATTTTCAATAAAGCGAGGCGCGTATTGCCATTTGCTAGGAGAGACTTCTCTGCTTGTAGTACTTTTTGGAGTAATTGATGCATGGCTGGCGGCTGGGTGGCGTGTTTTAGCTGGAAATGGATGAAGCGTAGGAGAATGTCGATAAGCTGGAGGGCGCTTGCTCGGTCGGTGTAGCGTAGGGCGCATTTCAGGGACGCGTAGGAGCTGGGATGTTCCAAAATGTGCTTGGCGTCAGCGGCGATGGCTTGGCGTTCTGCCAGTTTCGTGGCGTCGTGGCTCAGCTCGGTGATAAGGAGCGGCAATCCAGCCGCGAGAAATGCTATTTGGCGCTTTTCTTGAGGTGTTAGGGTGGTATTTTCTAACATTTTAGCGTCTTGGCTGGTGGTGGTGCGATGAAGTGTGAGTTGTTGGCAACGGGATTGGATGGTTGAGAGGAGGTCTGTGCTGGCAGTAGTGATCAAGAGAAAATGAGTATTGAGATTTGGCTCTTCCAGGGTTTTTAATAGCGCGTTTTGTGCGGACTCGGTCATGGCGTTGGCTGGGTTGATGATGACGACGCGGCGGACAGAGCTGTAAGTGCGCAGTATAGCTGTCAGGTCGCGAATCTGTTCGGTTGAGATGGTGTTCTTTTGTGGCAATGGGTTGACGGTGAGGACGTCTGATTGATGGTGTTTTGCCAAATAGCCGGCGACCCCTGCCCCGTCCAAGCCAGGTTCAGCGATAACCATCAGCGACTGTGGCAAATGGTTTGCTAATTGCTCAACTGTGGCCTGGTCGTTGGTGGAGATGAGAGGCGGCTGGTTCATTGATGGCTCGGTTCTTTGGTGTTTTGGGTGCAATCAGGGAATAGTTCGGTAAATACACTAGGAATAGCCGCTTCAAAGGTTTTTCGTTCACCTGACGGCAGCGTGATTTCTAACTTGTGGGCGTGGAGCATCAAGCGGCTGGCGTTCGGTTTGCCGTAGACGCGGTCGCCGAGAATTGGTGTATTTAGGTGCGCCATATGGACGCGGAGTTGATGGGTGCGGCCGGTGGTAGGTTTCAGTTCAATGAGCGCTTGGGTGTCAGTTGCTGCCAGTACGCGGTAGGTCGTCTGGGCGGGTTTGCCGTTCGGGTCAACGCGGAAGGTGCTGGGCGCGGACGGGTTGCGGACCATACGCAGGG